TCAAGGCACCCGCCGCTTCGTAACCTCCACCGAGAGCGTTGCCGCCGCCAGATCGAACGTCGCCGCGGAGATGTTCCGCGCCATCACGCGCACCGTGTTGTTCGACCACACCGCCGCGTCGAGTTCGATGAACCGCGTGGACGACACCAGCGACGCCTGCGCGAGATCCCCCGCCCGTGCCCCGTTCACCGTGACGTCGATCAGCGCCGTCGCGCCCGGCGCCAGGCTTGGCAGATCCCAGGACACCTCGGCCGCAAACTCCCGCCGCCCTGAGCCGAACAGCGCCCCCGTCAGCAGCGGCGTGCCGTTCAGCACGGCAGGCGCCGCCTCCGGCAGCCCGTACAACCGCAGCGACTGCAGGTCGATCGCCCCGTCGAAGCCGATCACCCCCACCTGCGCATAGGCGACGGACGCGCCGACGCGGATGGTCTGCCGCCGATTGAAGTTCGCATCGTCCATCGGCGCGCCGGCGTTCCACCCCTTGGCCGGCCCGTTCCACTGCATGGTGGTGATCGACGCCAGCACGTCGCCCGCGATGTCCTCGCGGACATTCCCCGCGCCATCGAACACGCGCACGAACAACCGCCCGCCCGACGCGCCGGTCGTCAGCCAATGCGCCAGGGCGAACTCCTTCGCCTGGGAGGTATCCAGCATCCACCCCAGCCCACGGTTTGCCGCGAGCGTCACCGCACGATCGGTCGGCGTCACATCCGCCAGCCCGTTGAAGCAGAAATCCGCCATGAAGGTCGCGGTGGTGGTCGAGGTGGCGATGGTGATCAGCCCCTCCACGCCCACCTCCGTGGCAGACTGCCAGAACGCTGCCGCACGGGTGTTCGGCACGCCGGCCAGGAACCGCTGGAACCGCGACGCTGGTGCGCGGTGCCGGTTGATCACGGCATTGCCGCAGCGGTTGGCCGTCGCGGTGTAGTCGATGCCGACCAGGTAGGTGTTGGTCCAGGCGACGTCGTACTCGCAATCCTGCGCCCCGGCCGTGTGCCGTGCCGCCAGCGGCGAGCAGGCCTCCATGCGCATGTTCCGCGCGATGATGGCAGAGCCCGAGGTCTGGTTCAGGAAGGGGATGGCGATGTTGCTGCCGGCCTGGCGGAGCTCGAAGTTCGGCGCGTCAAAGACATGGCGGTTGTGGTTGGTATAGGCGCCGGCCTCATTGCCGAGTCGGATCCCGAAGCGGTCCTGTGCCGCGTTCACCCCCGTCGCGTGCGCAAAGTGGCCGCCATAGTAGCGCACGGAGGTATTCCATGCGGTGGCGGTGGCGCACCAGATGTCGAGACCGATGCGGTTGTTGACGATGCGCCCGAGCGTGAAGGTGCTGTCCTCCACGCCGCGGCCATCGCCCAGCGTGCGCATGCCGATGGTGAAGCCCTCCACCCGCCGCAACTCGATCTGCGAGGCATCGACGTTGCGCACGGTGATGCCGATATCGGCCTCGGAGGACCAGTCGGAGATCGTCTGCCGGATGACGTTCAGCCCGGTGTAGAGCTTCTCGGCGTTGCGGATGGTGCCGCCGTCGCCCAGCACCAGCACGGAGGTCGGCGCGGTGCCGGTGTAGCGGATGGTGCCCTGCATGATCAGCCCGCGCGCGCCGCCCGGCAGGGTCACGGTGCCGGAGACGTTCCAGGTGCCGGGCGGGATCATCGCGAATTTCTGGTCGGCGCCGGCGCGATCGAAGGCGGCCTGGATGGCGGTGCGATCGTCCGCCACGCCATCGCCCAGCCCGCCGAAGTCGTTCGGCAGCACGGCCTCCCGGTCGCGCAGGTACTTCGCGAAGTCGCTCTTGTTGAGGTTGGCGTTGAGGACCAGCAGGTCGTCGATGCGTGCCGGCATTTTCTCGGATCTCCGATCAGAGGGCTGTGGCGGTGACCGGGCCGGCGAAGGCGGAAACATTGCCCTCGGCCGAGACGCTGCGCAGCCAGTACCAGCGGGTCTGGCCCGCGGTGAGGCCGGTGCGGTCCCAGGGCAGCGCGGTGGGCTCCGTGGCCAGCTTGGCGGCTGCGGCCAGGCTGGCGCTGTCCGCCTCGAACAGCTGCAGCCGTGCGGCGCCGACGGGGACGCCGCCCGAGAGGCGCACGCCGCCGGTGATGCCGAGTGCGGCCGGCGCGGTCACGGCACCCGGCACCGCCGCCTCCCGCCAGCCCGACACGGCGCCACTGCGCGCCACGGCGCGCGCCCGGAAGGCGGTGGGCTCCGTGGTGGGGACCGAGGCCGCCGTGGCGCCCAGGGCGCCCCCGTAGCCCTGCCAGACGGCAACGGAGGCCGGCAGGAACTCCAACTCGTAGCCGGCGAGATAGGCTGAGCCCACGGGGGACCAGGACACCCCCAGCGCTCCAAAGGCGGCGGTGACCGGCGTCGCCACAGCGATGGCAGCCGGCGCGGCGATCACGCCCGGGTTGGGCAGCACCACCGACGGGCTGTCGCCCGCCGCGCGCTCGTCCACCGCGGGGTTCCAGTTCCAGACGGCGGGGTCCTCCTCCGACAGCGCGAGGTCCACCCCGCCATCGGGCGACAGCCGCCAGCCCGTCACCCGCGCCGGGAAGGCCCCCACCCGGTCGAGCGCCACGGTGACCCCATCCCAGGGCCGCAGCCGCAGCGCGGAGAGGTTCGCCGGAAACGCCACCTCGCGCTGGCGCCGCACCCGCTCCAGCTCGGCTTTCATCAGCCGCTGGACGGTCGCCACTGACGTCGTCAGCGGGAACTCCAGGTCGCGAAAAATCTGCTCGCCGCCATCCTCAGCCACGTAGTTGGCGGCGAGCAACGGCGGGGCGTCGGTGGGCTGCCAGTTTTTCGCCGGGTCGACATAGACCGCCCGCACCCCGTTGAAGAGATCGCGCCGCGGCCGGGAGCCCTGGATGGTGACGTCGCCGCGCAGGTCGTTCGAGGTGAGCGTGGCCGAGGGCAGCGCGGGTCCGCCCGCATGGATAAAGAACCGCCCGCCCGACACCACCATCGCCCCGGCCATGGCGGCGACGAGCTTGCGGGTGATGGCGATCTTGCCCTCACCCAGCGAGACGCGGCCGTTCACGGTGTAGCGGCGCTCATGCAGGCCGGCGCGCGTGCCGATCAGCTCGTCGCAGATGTTGGCGGCGGCCATCAGCGCCGGGATGTCGATATCATCCCAGGAGGCTTTCCAGCCGAAGGGCGCCGTGAGGTACCAGGCGAGGCAGAGCGCGGGATTGTCGGACCAGCCCACGGCGCCGGTGCGCGGGTCGAGGATGGTGTCGGCGCCCTCGACCAGGGCGGCGATGTTGGGCGGACCGGCGGGAAAGGCCTCGGCGGTGATTTTCAGGCGCAGCGCGACATAGGCGCGGCCGCGGCCGCGATGCTCCGCGGTCCACTTGCCGCCGGTCTCGGCGATCAGGTTGGCGTCGGCCGGCTGGTCCACTGTGCCGAGATGGCGATCGATCCGCACGAGCCCGGCGAACTTCGCGTCGGTCGCCAGCGTGTCGCCGAGCCAGACATCGCCGATGCTGCGGACGCGGTGCGCGGCGAGCACCACCACCGAGTAGAACCAGCCATCGGCCCGGCCCTCATCGTCGGGTGCCGAGTGGATGAACACGATGGGCCCGCCGACCTTGCAGCGGCCAAAGACGATCTGGTGCTCGGTGATGGGCTGGCGAAAGGACTGCGTGCGGCCTGCGCCGGGTGCGGAGGGGTCGTCGCCGGGCCGGGTCGGGGTAGTGGGGCGCTTGGCGGGAAAGACCGAGGCGCCGATGGAGGAGATGACGAAGGCCGCGCCGGCGCCGACCAGCGCGCCCAGCAGGCCGCCGCCGAGGGCCGCGGAGGCCACGCCGCCGGCCACGACGGCGATGAGGGGGATGGCAGCCGGCATTCAGCCAATCCTCCAGGCGGTGGTGCAGGTGGTGATCGGGAGGCGGATGAGGCCGCGGGGTCCGACGAAGGCGGCGCGGCCGCCATCCACGACGACGCCGAGGCGCGGCGGATCGCCTGCGAGCACCACATCGCCCGTGCGGGCGAAGGCTGCCGGGATGCGGGGAAAGCCCGCGCTGTCCGCAGAGGCGGCGAGGTCCGGCAGCACGCGGACCTGTGGCCGAGTGCCGGTCACCGCCTCCACCGCGGCCATGGCGAAGCGCGCGCAGTTCCAGTGATGGGCGTCGAACGGGCGCGTCTCCGCCGCCGACAGCAGGGCTGCCAGCCGCGAGGCCCAGTCTGGGTGACGCATTATCGCGCCGGCAGGCGGATCTCAGCCTCCTGCAGCGCCGGCACGTACTCAAAAAACCGGTCGCCGGGGTATTCGGCCTGTTGGTCGGCATCGGTGTAGCGCCGCACCTCCGCCCGCTCGAGGTCCACCAGCCGGCTCTCGCAGGTGAGGGTCACGCGCGGCTCCGCACCATCCGTCACCTGCATGGTGTCCATCAGCCCGGCCCAGAGCGGAAACGGATCGGCGATGAAGGCGCCCTCGGCATCGAGCAGCGCGCCCCACAGACGGGCCGGCCGCAGCCGAAAGCTGCGTTCGGCGAGCGCGATGTCCACCACCTCCTGCGGTACGGGCGAGAGGGCCAGGGACAGGCGGACGGCGCGCAGCTCAACCGTCTCCTCGATCTCGCCCACGGCGCCGATCGAGCCGACCCCCTCGAAGACCTTTCCGGCCCAGTGCAGCAGGTCGAGCCCCGTCCAGGCGCGAAAGGCGCCGGAGGCGAAGTCGAGCTCCACCATCACCACCGGCGCGGCGACCGGCGCGGTGGCCGAGGCGGCGGCGTGGGCGGAGAGACGGGGTGTGCCGTTCGTGTGGGACACTACAGCGCCTCCTCCATGCGGATGGTGATCGCCGTGAACCGCCCCGGCCGGGTCGGATTGGCTGCCTCGTCATCCGAGACCAGCCGCATCGGCACGCTGGGCTTGGTCAGCACCAGCGGCGCGCTGATCAGCATCGCCTCGCGCAGCGGCGGCGCGATGGGGATGGTGGCCGTGCCCGCGCCCGACGCCACCACCGTCTCGGTCGCCATGTAGAGCCGCCCGCCCAGCCCGATGTGATCCCCCGCGCCGACCGCCACCGTGCCCGGCCACCAGCCCGCGGTAGTCATGCTGAGCGCGCCCCGCGGCGCGCCCGCGGCCAGCGCCGGATTGCCCGACCCCACCACCAGCCCCGTCCCATCCGTGAAGATCGTGGCGTCCGAGAAGCTGTAGGGGCCGGTGGGTACGTCCCCCTGGCTCCTGGGATCGCCGGTGCGGAACTCCCGCCGCCAGTCCCAGATGCGGACGGTGTTCACCGAGCCGGCCAGTGCCGCCAGCAGCCCCTCCAGCAGCCCGGCGCGGGAGGGGTTCAGCGGCTCAAAGCTCGCCTCCGCCACCCAGCGCGCGCCCTCGCGCCGCATGACCTGCGTGGCGCGCGTCACCGGCGAGACAAAGCGCAGCGTGTTGTGCTGGAGATAGAAAACGAGGCGCGAGGGGCGCAGCAGCTCCGGCCAGGCATATTCCACCATCGCCGCTACCCCCGCACCGTCTCATAGGCCGCGCCCCCGCGGCGCACCGCGTCCAGCGTCATCACCGAGGCCTGGCGCGCGATCTGCCCCGCCAGCAGCCGCAGCCGTGCCTCCACCCCGGCATCGGCGCCGCGCGCATCAATCGAGATGGTCTGGTGGATCACCGGCCCGCTGGCCGGCGCCGTGCCGTTGGGCAGCACCGTGCCGCTCCGGCTGGGCACAAACCACTCCGGCCCGCGCTCCCCCACGATGTAAGGCTGGCCCGCCGAGACTGGCCCGCCCTCCGCCCGGAACAGGCCGGAGAACAGGTTGCCGAAGGAAAAGCCCGACAGGGCGGTGGTCAGCGCATTGCCCAGCGGCTCGGTGATGGTGCGCCGGGCGATGACGCGGGCGATGTCCTGCAGCAGCCCCTGCATCACCTTGGACAGCTTCTCGCCCTTGATGATCGCGTCCTCGAAGGCCGAGGAGAAGGTCAGTCCGAGATCCCGGGCGGTGCTGCTGGTGCGCTCGGTGGCGGCCTGCACGCGCTGCTGGCCGCGCTCCAGCTCCTCCAGCGCGGCATTGGCCTCGCGCGAGATGGTCTCGTCCGGCACCGGCCGGCCGGCCCGCTCCGCCCGCTCCACCAACCGGCCCAGCGTCTCCAGCCGGCGCTGGTACTTCTCATACGCGGTCTCGTTGTTCTGGATGAGCCGCTCGCGCTCGCGGATCAGGTCGTTGATCTCGCGCTCCGCCTCGCGGTCGGGGCGCGGGATCGTGGCCACGCGGCGGGTGGTGCCCTCGATGCGCTGCAGCGCCTGGTCGCGCTCGCGCAGGGCCAGGGTTTCCAGGCGCGTGCGGTCGGCGGCGGTCAGTCCGCCCGCGGCCTCGGCCTCGCGCAGGCGGCGGACGCGCTCCTCATAGGCGCTGTTGATCCGAAAACGGTCGTCCAGCTGCTTGCGGAGTTCCTCGGCCTCCGCGGCCGCACGACGGCGGCGGGAGTCGGCGGCCTGGGCGGCGGCGCCCTCCTGCTCGGCGCGCTGGCGCTCGCCGGCCGCCTGCTCGCCGCGGGTGATCTCCTCCGATAGCTCCTGGTACTGCCGGCGCAGCTCCTCCAGCCGGGCGGCGCGGTCCACGCCGGCCTGCTGCTGGGCGGTGCCGACCAGCCCACCGCGAATACTGCCGCGGCGCGGCTGGGCGCGCAGGCTGTCGCGGCCATCATTCCCCGCCTCCATGCGCGCGATGGCGGCGCGCAGCTCCTCCGCTTGGCGGCGGCGGTCGGCGTCCACCTCCCCCGGCAGGCCGAGCCCGGCGCCGCGGCGAATGCCGTCCAGCACGCGGGCAGCGCCGGCCAGCGCACGCGCCAGGCCGTTGGACAGGCCGATCGCCTGGTCCAGCTGACCGAGAAAGGTGTTGGTGGCGGCGGTGAGCTGGCCAAAGGCGCGGCTGAGCGAGAGTGGCGCGCGATCGAACTCCGCGCCCAGGCGCTCGGTCGCGCGCAGCAGGGCGGGAAACACCCGCTCGGCGGTGAGCTGGCCCTCGGAGCCCAGCTTGCGGAGCTCGCCGATGGACACGCCCAGCTCGCGCGAGAGCCCCTCGGCGAGCAGCGGCATGGCCTCGAGGATAGCGCGCAGCTCATCACCCTGCAGCACGCCCGAGGCCAGCGCCTGGGCCAGCTGCAGCGTGGCCGAGGAGATCTCCTGCGTCGACGCGCCGGAGACGATGGCGACGCGCTGCAGCCCGCCGACCAGGCGCACCACCTGATCGGAGGTGGCGCCGATCTCGCGTGCGGCGATGGAGAAACGCTGGAAGGCGGAGACGCTTTCGCCCACGGCGACGCCGGTGGAGAGCGCATTGCGGTACAGCGCCTCGTAGACTTCGCTGGCGCGTTCGATAGAGCCGGTGGCGTTCTGCAGGCGCGACAGCCCCTGGGTGAGGCTGTCGCCGGCCTGGAGGAAGGCGCGGGCCGCGGCGGCGAGGCCCGCGATCTGCAGGCCGCGCACGGCGACGTCGAGCAGGTCGAGGGAGCGGGAGGCGCGCTCGGCGCCGCCCTTGATCTGCTCCAGGGAACGCTGGCCGGTCTCGCCGACCTCGCGCAGCCCGGCCTTGACCCGGGCGGCGTCGTCCAGCGAGAGGCGCACCGAGACGCGGCGGGTGGCGTCGGCCATGTCAGCTTGTCTCCCCCTCGCGGTGGGTGGTGGCGCCCTCGGCCATGCCGATGCGCAGGGCGAGCAGCAGCTCGGCGGCAGCCCAGCCGGTGGCGCCGAGATCGCGGGAAGCGGCCAATGCGCCGGCGGTGTCGAGAGTGAGGCCGGTTATCGAAGTCTGGGCGCAGGCGGTGCCGGCGGACCAGCAGGCGTGGCCCTCAATGGTGGTGGGAGCGTGGGCGGCGTAGGGGCACTCGGCGCCGCAGTCGCGCGCGAGGGCCGTGCAGCCGCGGCAGTATTCGGGCCCGCGGCCGAAGTGCCAGGCAGCGCGAGCCCTTAGCCGTTTCCCTCCAGCGCCACGGCGGCGACGGGCGACGTGGCGCGGTCCCAGAAAGCGGCGGCGATCTCGTCCATGTCCATCAGCCGCTCGACGGCTTCGGGCGAGAGCGGGAGCGGCTTGCCGGCGGCGTCGCCGACGCCGTCCCAGGCCAGCACCGCGTGCCGAGCGAGCGCCTTGACCAGGAAGGCGAAGGAGAGGCCGCGGGCCATGTCGGGGTCGAGGTCGGGATCCGCTATGCGGATCGCGGCGAGACGGCGCGCGGCGGCGGCCTGCGCCGCGGCCATGACGGCGGTAGTGACAGGGCGGATTTCCACGCGGACGGCGCGCGGCAGGTCGAGCCAGTACGGCTCGACGGGGAGGTCGAGGGTGAGCATCATGCATACTCCGTTGCAGCCTGCTGATTGCGCAGCACCGCCGTCATCATCCGCGTCGCTGTCGCGTTGAAGGCGGCGCGGAAATCGAAGCTGGCCTCGACGCCGGCCGGCCCTTCGATTGGGGTCTTCGCCAGCGCCAGATACACCTCATGCAGCGTGATGGTCAGGCTACGATTCGCGTCGATGGTGAAGGCCATGGCGAACTCCGCCGGGGTGCCGGCCTGCGCCTGCGCCAGAAGCGTGGTGTTCTCAAAGCGCACCGTGATCTGGCCGGTGCAGCGGGCAATGCCGGGATCCACGCCCTCCACGCGGCGATCGGCGCGGATGGTGCGCACTGCTTCCATGCCGTTGGCATAGGTGAGCCGCGCCCCGGTCACCTGCGCCAGCGCGACGCTGCTCCGGGTGATACTGCCCTGCGCCTTGTTGAAGGCGGTGTAGGCGGCGCTGGTCGGCGTGCCGCCGGAGGTGGCGCCGATGCGCACGGATCCCTGGCCCATCAGCCCGAAGGTGGCCGTCGCCGCCCCCGAGGGCGAAAAGTCCATCTCCAGCGTATCGGCCCGCACGCCGGTGCAGACGTCGAAGGACGGCACGTCCGGGTAGCCGATCTCCATCGCGTTGCTCGGCAGCGCAGCCGCGCCCGAGGCGAAGGTGTGGATGAAGTTGGTCGTGCCCGTGGTGGTGGGCGCGCCGAGCAGCAGCCGCAGCCAGTGCCCGATGTTGATCAGGTCGACCGGCACCACGGCCTGGCCGGCGACCGTCACCGTGTCGAGGAAGGGCGCCGCCGGATCGCGGTTGCTCCCGACACCGATGACGTCGGCATCGAGCAGCGGCTGCTCCGCACCCAGGTCGCAGGACAGGAACGGCATGCGCCGCCAGTTGCTACCAGGCGCTGTGCCGTAGGTGGTCTCGGGCAGCATGAGCAGGCGGCAATTCGCGCCGATGGCACGGGGCATGGGCGTTCTCCTGGAGGGGGATCAGGCCAGCGGCGAGCCGGCGACGGTGAACCAGAGGGTGACGGGGATGGCGGCGGCGCGAGACGCGGCAGCGCCCTCCGTCTCGACGTCGTCGAAGGACGGGGCGCCGGGCTGCGCCCACTCGACCGCACCGCCGAGGGTGCGGTCCGCGGTGATGGCGGCGCCGATCTCCACCAGCAGCGCGTCGAGCAGCGCCGTGCTGGTGGCCACGACCTCCACCACGGCGCGATGTTCGATCTGCCAGGCGAGCGGGGAAAGGATCGCCGTTTCCTCCCCCGTCTCGCCATCGCGCAGCACCACCAGCCCGCCAGGCGGCAGGCGCTGCGGCACGGTCTCATTGCGGAGCAGTTTGGCCGCGGGGTTTCGCAGGGCCAGGGCGGCGCTCAGGCGGGCGGACAGGGCGGTCAGGGCCAACTCGCGGACACTCACTGTCCACGCCCCGTCTCGGCGCCCCACGCCGCCACAAAGCGCCGCGGCAGGCGGCGCAGGGCGCGCAGCGAGGCACCGCGAACGTCGAGCCGCTTGCGCAGCAGCACCTGCGGCAGAAGGAGAAACATCGGCACCATTCCCTGTTCGAGCAGGCCGCGCGCCCAGGCCTCACGCCCCTTGCGGTTGGCGGTGCCGACCTCGGCCACGCCACCGGCGATGAGACGGGTGCGCCGCTGCCGCCCGGTGCCCTGTCCCTGCCGCAGCGGCAGGCACCAGACGAAGCCCCGGCCCGATTTGAACGGCCGGAGGAAAGCCTGGCCCGAGGCGACCATCTGCGCCGGCGTGACCCGCAGCCCCTTGTCGCCGCGCCCGCGCCAGCCGCGGGCGGCATTGAAGCCGGTCGCGATGGCCAGAAACTTGCCGCCGCCCTTGGGGCGGATCAGCGCGCCACGATCGAAGGCGTCGATCACCAGCGGGGTCTTGCTCCACACGAGGCCGGCCGCGCGCAGCGAGACGCCGCTGCGGGGAAAAACCTGCGAGCGCCAGGCATTGGCGATGCCGCGCGCCTTGCCGCCGAGCGAGCCGGTGACCTGCTGGCGCAGTTCGCGCTTGAGCGCGTCGGTTTCCTCGCGCACGGCGCGGGAGGCGGCGCGCTCACCGGCGCGGACCTCCTCGGCCAGTGCCTTGCGCAGGTCGCCGACGATGGCGGTGAGGCGCATGGGCTTATCGCCGGCAGAGCACGCGCCAGGCGACACCAGCCGCATCCCGCTCGGCGCTGTCTACCGTCAGCACATCCGCGCCGAGGGTGAAGCTGTCGCCGGGCTTGATGGCGGGCAGCGCGGCCAGGGGCACGGTGAGGATGTCGGTGGCCTGGAGGATGCCGGTGCTGAAGGCGTCCGTGACGCGGTCCGGGCTGGAGCGCAGCACGCGGAGCGGGATCGCCGCGCCGGTGCCACCGGCGCGATAGGTGGCGTTGGTGCCGAGGTTTGGATCCGCGGCCAGCACGGCCAGCGCCGCGTCGAACGCCGTCATCCCAGCCCGAACCAGGAGGCCAGCTTGGCGCCCATGGCCGCGCCGATGATGCCGCCTGCCGCCGCAGCCCCGGTGGCCGGCACCGCCATCGGCATGCTGGAGCCGCTGCCCACCGCAGTCAGCGACAGCCGGGCCGTCAGCGCCGCCATGGCCTTGACCAGTTCTGTCACCGTGCGCGTGAGCTCGCGCATGTCGGCGTCGCCCTCACCGAGCCGGCGCTCGATCTCGGTGAGGCGCGCGATGATGGCGCCGAGCTCGCGGTCATGGTCGGTCATGGCACAATCTCCCGCTGGCGCTGCAGGCGCTGGAGGATGGCCCAGGCCGCCGCACCCGCGACGGCCAGCGCCACGCCCCAGGGACCGAGGGCACGGGCCACGGAGGCCAGGCCATCCGCGTGGGGGGCGATCAGTTCCACCGCCTCCAGGACGGTCGCGGCGGTGAGGCCGGCTGCCGCGGCACCGGCGGCAGCACGCACGGTGCCGGTGCGGGCAATGCCCGGCTCCACAAGCCCGGCCAGGCGCAGCCCCTCGGCGATCACCTCCGGTGCATAGGGCTGGCCGCCCAGCTCATGGCGGATGATGGCCTCGACCATACCCCGCAGCGTGGCGGCGTCGTGCAGGTCGATGGGATCATCGAGCCCCACCGCCAGGCGCTTGGCCACCGCGTCCTGATAGGCGCGGGTGTTGTTCTCGGTGCTGGGCGCCCAGCGTGCGACGATACCGCGCACGGTGCGCAGGCCGTGCCGATCCTGGTAGCTCTGCAGCAGCAGGGCCAGGGCACGAATGCCGTGCTGGTGCGAGTGGAACCGGCAGAAGCGCCCATCCGAGGGTGGGTTGGCCAGCCCGAGCCATTTGTTGGCCGGGACGTGCTCAATGTTGCCCGGGTTGCGGTTGCGATAGCCTCGCGCGGCCTTGGGATCGGCGGTCATGCGCCGGACGCCGGAGCGCGCAGCAGCACGGCGCGGACGGTGGTGTCGGCGGCAAGCGCCGCCACCGCGGCGATGCCCACCTGGAAATTGCCGGTGGCGGTGGTGGTGAGGCGGCGGTTGGTGTCGTCCCAGAAGAGGCGCGCGCCGGCGGTGATAGCCAGCGCCGGCTGCTTGGTGATGTCGAACACGCCCTTGGTCTGGCATTCGATGACGGCGTTCTGCACGCCATCGACGGCGGCCACGCCGAAGAGCGCGCCGACCAGGACGCCCTGGCCGGAGGTGACGCCGCCGGCATAGGGGACGGCGAGAGCCAGGCTGTCGCCGGGCTGCACATAGCTGCGCATGAGGATGAGGTCTCCAGAAACGCAGAAGGCGCCCGAAAGGGCGCCCTCTGCATGGGTTCACGATGGAAGGGAGGAGCCGGGATCAGGTCCCCGGGTTGAACCAGGCGCCGCGCCAGTCGATGGCGCCGACGCCGAAGTCGAAGATCACCGAGACTTCGACACCATCCACGCCCTGGACATTGCCGGTGGTGACCTGCGGCCCCTCGGCGCCATTGAGGTAGCCGTAGACGTAGACCGGCGCCGCCAGTGGGTCGGAGAACAGGTACCAGCGGTTGGCGGGGATGAGCGGCTCCACCAGCGGCTGCACGAAGCCGGCGTAGACGCTGGCGTTGCTCGTCTGCGTCGCCTGCACCGACACCGTGAGCTGCCGCGCGGCGAGCTCCTGGTTCGGCCCGACTAGCAGGCGCATCTGCGCGCCGACCGCGATCGGCAGCCCGTCGAGGGTCTTCTGGCGCATCACCGCGGCACGGCCCAGCGCCAGGTTCGGCAGGTCCAGCGCCGTGCCGGCCCCCGCCTTGTTGGCCCGCGCCGCCGCCGTGCCGAACACCGCCGCGGCACCGGTGATGAGCGTAGGGCCATCGCCGCCGGCGCTGTTCACCAGGGCATAGGCCGTCGCGTTCTCGAAGTCGGCGACGCGCCGGCCGATCATGCTGGCGAAGTCAGTGAAGGCGCCGAGGTCGTCGTTCACCAGCATCTGGCGCGTGACGCGGATGCGCCGGGCGAAGGTCTGCAGGAAGACCAGCTCCTGGCTCTCGGACATGGTCCCGGCCTGGATCTCACCATTCTCCGACAGCGGCAGCAGCGTCGGGAAGTCGCCGACCCGCAGGTGCCGGTGCGGCTTGAAGTCCCGAAAATCGCGGCGGAGGAACAGCGTCCGGTAGGTCGGCGCGGCCGGCGCGTAGGCCGCCAGCAGCATCTTGTTCGCCGCGGCCGAGAGCAGCGCGGGGAAGTCGCTGGTGGTGTGGAAGGCGCGCTCGGCCAGGATGGTCGGGTTGCGCGGCACGTTCCGCTCGCCGCGGGCGCGGAGCAGCTCACCGATCATGTCGGAGGGACGCCAGCCCAGGAACTCGGTGTGGCGGCCGGTGGCCGGCGCCTGGTAGCCCGGCATGGTGCGCGCGGCGAGCGCCTCCGCCATGGCGTCGAGGAGCTGCGACGGGTCGTCGTTGGAGGGGCCAGTGTCGGGGCGTGCCGGCAGGGAGGGACGCGCGGCACCGCTGGTGAAGGCCTCCCACAGCCGACCGCGCAGCACCTCCGGGGAGACACGGTCGCGGATGGCGGCCTCGCGCATGGTGTCGAGCATGTCGGCGGTCACCAGGCCGCGGGCGGCGGCCAGCACCGGCTCATAGCCGGCGATGCGTTCCACCGCGGCGCGCTCGGCCTCGGCGCGGATGGCCTCGAGGTCGGGCGTGGGCGGCATGGAGCGGGTCGGCTCGGGCGGCGCGGTGGGCGGGGTGCTGGCGGGTGCGGTGGTCACGGGGATCTCCTGGGGCGGGATGGTGGGCAGCGCGGGCGGCGCCGGCGCGGGATCCGGCGATGCCGGCGTCGTCTCGGGCATGGGTGGTTCCTCGGGGATGGTCAGGGCGGGTTCGATGGCGGTGGCGGGGCTGCCCTGGTCCCCCTCGCCACGGATCACGGCCAGCCCGTCGACAGGGACCGGCACGATCGAGATCTCGTAGGGCTCCCAATCCACCGCGCGGTGGATGGTCTGGCCGGTGGCGGCATCGGGCCGGGGCTCGTATCGGTGCACGCGATAGCCGACGCTGACGCTTTGCAGGGTGCCGTCGGCGACGCGCTGCCAGACGGGTTCGACGTCGTCGGCGCCGCTGAATTGGAGCGTGGCGTAGCCGCGGCCGGCCTCAAGGCGCGCGGCGGTGACGCGGCCCAGCACGTCGCGCGTCCCGGCACGTCGATGGGTGTCGAGCACCGGGGCGCGGCCGGAGCGCAGCGCATCCATGCGGACCGCTGAGGGCGCCATGTCGAGCTCTTCGAGGATCGGCCCATAGGGTGGCACGAAGTTGCGCGCCCGGGCGCCGGTGCTCCACACCACCTCGACCGTGCGCGCGGCGCGATTGACCGTGACGGGCGCGGCCAGGGCGCGGCAGGCGGTGATCGAATGCCCAGCGTCGGGCATTCGATCCGGCGCGGGGGATTCCCCGCCCGGTTCGATCGGCTCGATCATGAGATGTGCTCCTGGGGCGGCGCCGTTACGGCGCGGCGAAGCCCTGCGCGTTGACGTAGACCTGCGCACCGGTGGTGATGCAGGCGACGTTCATCGCCGTGGCCGCGGTGCCGCGCAGCGGGGTGGGAAAGGTGATCTCCACGGGCGCGGCCATCGCGGCCGGCAGCAGCTGCCGCCAGATCACGGTGGCGCCGTCCTTGATCACCACCTCCGTCGCGACCGTCGCGTGCGCGTTGCGGATGTCGATCGAGGTGACGTAGTTCCGGATGCCGGCCGCGGCCGCCGCCCGGAGCACTACGTCGGTGGTGTTGATGATCCCACCCGCGGCGGCGGCGTATTGCCAGTCCGCCTCCGGGATCGCGTAGGGCTTGGTCACCAAGGCGCCGATCAGCGTCGCCAGCAGATCGACGCCACGCGCGGTGGTGACCGCGGTCGGGTTGGCCGAGTAGCCGGTGGCGGCCAGCACGGGCAGCGCGCCGGAGGTGTTGCGCGCCTGGCCGCCCACCGGCGTCACCGCGTTCAGCACGTTCACCCCAAGCCCCTGGCCGGCGACCGACTGGCCGCGGCCCGCCGTGATCTCTGTCGTCAGCTCGGCATAGTCGGCGATGGTGACGAACTGCACCCTGATGTCCGTGCTGGAGGCCGGCGCCAGCTCCCGGCTCATCGACGCCCAGCCCGTGTTGACGAAAGCCCCCGAGAAGCTCGATCCCACCAGGTCAAAGCTGTTCGCGTTGATCACCGTGGCGGTGAAGGTCCCGTTGGCGCCCGGCACGCCCGACACATTCTCCAGCGTGACCACATCGCCGGTGACATAGCCATGGGCGGTGCGGGTGATGCGGACCAGACCGGTCCCACTGTCCGCCACGGCGGAGATGCCGCTGATGAACTGCCGGTTCCGCACCCGCACCCGAAAGCGATACAGCGCGTTGGGATCCGGGATCTGCTGGTGCCGCACATAGGAATTGGAGCGGGCCGCCGTGGTGTCCATCAGCCGGCCGTGGAACCAGCATTCATCGTTGGTCGGCTCGATCTCCAGAACGGACCAGCCGGTGGAGGCGGTGGTTGGGATGGTGCTGGCCGAGGTGGTGGCGAGGCGCGGCGCGGCCTCGTTCTGCACCTCGTAATTGGCCAGCGTGGCGCTGGCCCCGTCCAAGCGCCAGGCCGCGGCGTTTCGGCCGTTGGGTTGGGCGGTGGTGGGGTCGATACTGACAAGCTCGAGCCAAACCGACTGGCCCTGCCATCGCCGTCCCAAGGGAGCATCTCCAGCCGGACGCGGTGGCGGGAAATATGACCTTGCTCCGCGCGGCCGGTTCGGGACCCGCCAAGCTTTTCCACCTGCGCAGGATGGCGGTCAGTTGCGGCGCAATCTCCGGCAGCATGGTGGTTGTCCCCGTGCGGCTGCCGCCACAGCCAATGAGGGCGGTGGGCACCGCACCACAGAACTTGCTGGAGTTGATCGCCGCCCTGCAGGAGCGCGGTCATGATCTCCTTGCCACGCTGCGCCAGGCCGTCCAGGAGATCCTGACGCTGCCGCCTCAGGACCTCGGGCTGGTCACTGTTCTCGTCGTAGCGCCTCTGATGCGCGAGACTGACGAGCCGGTTGTTGCAGAGGACGCGAAGGCGTTCGGAATTTCAATCGGGCTGAACGAACTCGGGGTTCGCTTGGGTGTCCTGCTCAAGAATCCCGACTACGACCGGAACAACAAGGCGAAGGGCTGCCAGTACGGCCGGGTTCTTGCGCCAACGCCGCCCGACGGCCTGGAACGTGTTCCGATCGAGACTCTGCCGGTCCATTTGGAGTTTGACCGAGAGTTGGCTAGCCAGTGCGCCGGGAGTTCAGGCGTGGATGCCCGCAGGGTAGCCCTTGTTGGCGCCGGCGCCATCGGGTCGCACATCGCGATGGCGCTCGCGCGGGAGGGCAAGTTCCGTTGGACGATCATCGATGACGACCACCTGCTTCCGCACAACCTCGCGCGGCACACCCTGAACCGCGCGGAGCTTGGCATGGCAAAGGCGGAGGCGCTTGCCGAGGACGTCGCAATGGTCCTGGGCAGCCGTGACGACGCCCGCGGCCTCGTGGGCGACATCTTGTTCCCAGGTGACCAGGCAGCTGTGCTGGGGGCTGCGCTTTCGGAGGCGGACATTGTCATCGATGCCTCAGCTTCGGTCGCGGTCGCCAGAAAGCTGTCAGACGGGCTAGGTGGCGCTAGGCGGGTGTCGGTCTTTCTGAACCCGGCTGGGACCGCTTCGATCATGCTGACAGAAGATGCAGGCAGAGGCATCCGGCTGGATGCGCTGGAGGCCCAGTACTACCGCCTTATCCTTCGCGAGGGCGCGCTCCGGGAGCACCTTGCCTCCCCGGGCGATGGCCTTCGGTATACCGGGGCTTGCCGACACGTCACCAACCGTATCCCCGCCAGCAGCGTGGCCGCGCTGAGCGGCCTCGCGTCTCGAGGCCTGAGCGCCGCTCTCGGACGCGACGAGGCGTGCATCGGGATATGGAGCATGGACAACGAAGGCGCTGTGACCGTCTCAACAGCCAACCCCTGCCCTGTCCGGCGGCTCCCGACGGCGGACTGGACCATATTCTATGATGAAGGCCTGCTTGAGGACATCCGGGTTGCCCGCGGGCGCGCCCTGCCAGCCGAAACCGGCGGCGTCCTTGTTGGCATCGTGGACGTTGATCGGAAGGTCATCCTGGTTGTCGATGCTCTATCTCCACCTGCCGACAGCACTGGAAGCCGCACGGAATTCGTTCGTGGCGTGGACGGACTGACAGACCGACTTCGAGAAGTCTGCGCGATTACCCGCGACCAGGTCCGGTATGTCGGCGAATGGCACACGCATCCGCGCTTCCATGGTGCCGCGCCCAGCTGCACCGACCTCGCGCAACTCGAGTTCCTTCGCGTGCAGCTAGGGCGCGAAGGCATTCCGCCGGTGATGATGATCATGGGCGAGCAGGAGGAAGCCGTTGTGTCGGCTTTACGTTCGGACGGAGGCAAGGACCCCGACGCATGAGCAAACCAATCTCGCTGGTCCTCGATCCCTATGATCGCGGCGCCCGTCTATACCCGGCGCTCATTGCCCTGTTCCCGGCTTTGGTCGCTTTGGCAATCCTAGTGCCGCACTTCCTCGGCCGCGACCTGCTGACTGCCATGCTTTCGCTGCTGACCGGCTGCGGCCTGCTGGTGCTCGTCACCCACTTGGCCCGTGATGCCGGGAAGGCCAAAGAACCTGGCTGGTACCTCATGCAAGGCGGCAAACCGTCTGTAGCCATGCTCAGGCACCGCGATGGTCGCCTCACCAAGGAGGACAAGGCTCGTTACCATCGCTTCCTCACCGGGCGCGCATCAGAGACCCCGCTTCCTTCGCGCGAAGCTGAAGTGATGAACCCGACCGCGGCGGATGCCACGTATGCGGCCGCAGCGTCCTGGCTGCTAGCACAGACGCGGGACAAGGCTAGGTTTGATCTGTTGTTCCGTCGCAACATCGACTATGGATTTCGTCGCAATCTCACCGCACTGCGCGGCTTGGCGCTGTGGGTGGACGGAATGATTGCGTTCGGCCTCCTCGGCATGATCGCGGGAACATATTTCGCCGTGCTTCCAGCTAATGGGATGCCAGCGACCTCGAGCATGGTGGCGATCGTCATCATTGGCTTAGCGCACGCAGCATTGGTGTGGAGGGTCCTTCGCCCGGTTTGGGTCGCCGCGGCCGCCGAGGACTACGCAAGGCAGCTCCTTGCCGCCTGTGATGTTCTCGGCCCGATCGGCGGCACCGCAGCGTCCACGTCGCCGCGTGCAGGAGCGAAGAAGCGAGTTTCCAAAGAGAGGGTCGGCCGATCGTGA